ATTTAACTGACTTTAGCGATGTTACCAGTGAGTAACTTACGAGATGAATCCTGAGAATCTCACATAGTGAGATGCCACGCATGCAGGCTGAGCCACTGGAAAGTAGTTGAAAGTTCAACCAGTTTAAACATGCGCTGCGATTGCTGCTGCGATTGCTAGGTCGGGGCGCTATTGATGCGCCGAGCGAGTCAGCGCCAAGCCAGCGCCTAGTCCTGCCCTGCCCTAGCGCTGCACTGCCAGCATGCAATGCCAGCAAGCGTTTAAACTGAGCAAAGCAGCCTGCAAAGTTTGACCCCAGGTTTTTAAATATCTGTGTGTCTGTGTGTCTGTGTATACAGCCACATAACTTTGATAGCCCTGGGGTCTAAATAGGCTCTGACCTGCGGTTATAGCGGTCAGTAGCAATGTAATAAAAAAGTTACAAAAGAAATGTCCAAGAAGTGTCCATTGGACACCTAATAGTATATGTAGGGCAAAACAATCTGTGCCCTACGGCAAAGCACACTGGCTGCCCTGAGGCAGCCTCCCTAGTAATTGCCCTAACCTTCGGCTTCCGCCTTGGGGCTACAGCCTACGGTTAGGAAAGGATTAACTGCAATGCTCCCTTAATGTCGCATTGCTACTACGCCTATGGAAAGAAAAAGAACTACTGCTGCATCCCATAAGTCGGATGCCATCAAGAAGCAGATTATTGATTTTTTAATGCAGGGTTACTCGGTCCAGAAAGCCATGGATGCCGTAGGCAGAAGTGTCAAGACTTATGAGTATTACCGCAAGACAGACCCTGACTTTGCCCTAGGCATAGACAAACTGCGTGCATTGACCGCTAGAGGTGAAATAGGCGGTCCGACCCAAGAGGTGCCCCCATTTCCTGAGTTCTCGGAAAAATATCTAGGGGTACAAGTATTTGAACATCAACGCCATTGGATTGACCTTTTAGAGTCCAGAGTGCCTACGGATGTTCATCCTTCAATCATTTACGAGCCAGGCGATAAAGACCTGCTCATTGTTAACACTCCCCCTGAACACGCAAAGTCTACGACTATTACGGTCAACTATGCTGTCTATCGGATTTGCCAAAACCCTAACATAAGAATCATGGTCGTATCTAAGACCCAGGCTATGGCGCAAAAGTTCCTGCTCTCCATAAAGAACAGACTCACCCATCCTCGTTATCAGGACTTACACCTCGCCTTTGGACCTCCAGGCGGATTTGAAAAGAACTCTGATTCGTGGAAGCAGGACTTAATTTACCTATCATCAGAATCTCGTGACTCTGGTGAAAAGGACCCAACGGTTCAGGCTATCGGTATTCGTGGACATATCTACGGTGCTCGTGCTGACCTTATCATCATGGATGACTGTGTTGACCATACCAACGCCCATGAATATGAAAAACAGATTGACTGGATTCAATCAGAAGTTATGTCCCGTATTGACAACGATGGCGGAAAGTTACTGGTAGTGGGCACAAGATTACGCCCCAAAGATTTATATTCAGAACTTCGTGACCCGATGCGATACCCCGATGAAACTTCTCCTTGGACTTACTTTGCTCAACCTGCGGTATTGGAGTTTGCCGATGACCCTGATGATTGGGTTACTCTTTGGGCAAAGACGAATATGCCCCCAGTGTCTGGTAATGGTACTCCAGATTCTGACGGACTCTACGACAAGTGGACAGGCTCGGCGCTCAATCGTAAACGAAGTCGCATGTCACCCAACTTGTGGGCGATGGTTTATCAGCAACAACAAGTTCATGAAGATAGCGCTTTCCCACAGGATGCGGTTAAAGGCGTTATTAACGGCGCTCGCAACATTGGCATCATCCCCAAGAATAAGGCTGGCAACAGACTTGCTGGGATGGATGGGCTTATTGTGGTTGCTGGGCTTGACCCCGCCATGGCTGGGCATACCGCTGCTGTTTGTATTGGTGTGGATGTTGCTACTCAAAAAAGATATGTGCTGGATGTGTCTAACAAACAGGGCATGAAGCCTGATGAGATTAGAGAACTGATTAAAGACTGGACAGATAAGTACGCAATTTCTGAGTGGCGTGTTGAAAAAAATGCATTTCAAGCGATGTTAACTCAGGACCGTGAGGTACGAGAATACCTACAAGCGAGGGGTGCGATACTAAAGGAACACCATACTGGAAACAATAAATGGGATACAGACTTCGGTGTCGCATCCCTTACTACATTGTTTCATGGTTGGGATGAAGGATTAAACCTTATTGAGTTCCCCTCAACGCATCAATCCGAAGGATTAAAGGCTCTTATTGAACAACTGATTACTTGGTACCCAGAGGCACCACGAAGTCAAAAGACAGACTGTGTTATGGCATTTTGGTTTACCGAACTTGCTGTGCGAGATAGAGTTTCAACTGCAAGCAACTTTGCTCGCAATCATAGTTATACAAATATGTTTCAGACAAGATACGACAAAAGCCAACAGTTCACTGTTAATTTAAGTGACTATGCATACAACTAAGATAGGAGGTGAACATGGCACTTTCCATAGATGAGATTAAGAACTACTACGACAGATACCGCCGTATGTACGATGACCGCGACCAACGCATGAATCAAGTTCTCCAAGTTCGTCAAGGCAAGATGCGTGATGTTTACCCAGACCTTTTCCCCGATGGTCCTTTTGAGAATCCTATCGTGGCTAATATGGTGGATATTGCTGCTCGTGACATTGCAGAAGTTATTGCACCTCTACCGTCATTTGGATGTACTTCTACATCTATGGTTTCAGAGGCAGCCCGTAAGAAGGCTGATAAGCGTGGCGAAATTGTCAACGGTATTGTTAACTTTTCAGACTTACAATCACAGATGTTTAATGCTGCAGACCGTTATGTAACCTACGGATTTGTACCTGCACAGGTTGAAATTGATATTGACGAGAACATGCCTCGCATTAAGTTCTTTGATGCACTAGGAAGTTACCCAGTTATTGACCGCTATGGTCGTGTAACTATGTTCTTCCAGCGCATGATGAAGCCAACAGAAGAACTAATGGCTAAGTATCCAGAAGTAGCACATTTAATTTACGACAAAAACAACACAACAACAGTATCTGAGATTGTTCGTTTTCATGATAAGGACCAAGATGTTCTATTCATGCCACAGAAAAACAATCTTGTATTAGACCGTGCACCTAACCCAATGGGTGAGTGCTTAATTCGTGTTGTACAACGACCTTCATTAGATGACCAATCTCGTGGTCAGTTTGATGATGTACTTGCTATTCAAGTTGCTAAAGCACGCTATGCGTTACTTTCCCTTGAAGCAGCAACTAAATCAGTTCAGGCACCGATTGCGATGCCTTTGGATAGTCAGGAGTTAGCCCTTGGACCTGATGCAATTATGCGCTCCAGTAAGCCTAATGAGATTCGCCGAGTCCCACTTGAACTTCCTAGCAATGTGTTCGCACAGTCACAGGTTCTTGAGCAAGAACTCCGTCTAGGTAGCCGTTTTCCAGATGCCCGAACAGGTAATATTGATGCTTCAATCATTACTGGTCAGGGTGTTAAGGCTCTTATGGGTGGTTTTGATACACAAATCAAGACAGCACATGCAATGTTTGCCCGTACATTTACAGAATTGTTAGCGTTAGCGCTACGAGTAGATGAAAAAATCTTTGGCAAAATGGAAAAAGAACTAAAAGGTGTTTACAATGGCACCCCTTACAACATTAAATACAAGCCAGCCCGTGACATTGATGGTGATTACACCGTTGATGTGCAGTATGGCTTGATGGCAGGACTTGACCCTAACCGTGCACTGGTCTTTGGACTACAAGCACGAGGTGACAAGTTGATTTCTCGTGACTTCCTACGCCGTCAAATGCCTTTCTCCTTCAATGCAACACAAGAAGAAGAAAAGGTTGAAACAGAAGAACTGCGTGATGCTATGAAACAAGCGATTGCTTCATACGCACAGGCAATTCCAGCCCTTGCAAGTCAAGGACAAGACCCATCCGACATCCTACGCAAACTTTCGTATGTAATCAGTGCTCGCCAAAAGGGAACTGCTATTGAAATAGCAATCCAAGAGGCGTTCCAACCGCAGAATCCCGCACCTGCTGCAGCCCCAGGCTCAGTAAGTCCCGAATCTATGGGCATGCCAAGTGAGAGCGCAGCAGGTGGCGGGCAACTTCCAATGGGCTTAGGCGAAACTGGTCGTATGCAGGGTATTGCTCCTGGACAAATTGCTCCAGGTGGTCGCCCAGATGTTTCTTCACTTCTCGCTGGTTTAAACAACCGAGGCGAAGCAAACCTACAAGCAACAGTCGCACGGCGACAACCTATCTAAAGGGGGGAGGGTAACCATGGCAAACACAAGCACAGCAAAGTATCCAAACAACCAACCTGGCAAAGCATCAAAGCCTGCTAATCAGGGTGGCGCTGGAAAGGCAAATGTTCAACAGCCTACAAACGCTGGTATGCCTAAGGCTTCAAAGCCTGGCGCATCAACAACAATGTTAACAAAGGCACCTAAGGGCACAAGAGGCTCAAAGTAAGCATTAAACCTGAGTAAGTTTAAAAACTGCTCACTACTTTTAAATACTGACCTTAATTGGAAAGGAGATGCACATGGCATCAGGAGGCAACCGACCAACCGCACCACAGAATAACTATTCTGTATCAGCAACAGGTGGCAGTGGTAATGGCGGAACACAAGCAGCGCAAGCAATGACTGGTGGGGCTTATGGCGAAAATCAAGCCATGCAAGAACTACAGACATCTGCTCCAATGAACGCTTCTCCAACCTATGCAGCAACTCCTTCAATGGGTCGCCCACAAACAGCACCAGTCGGACAGCAAATTGTTCCGTTAGATGCACCAACACAACGCCCTGATGAGCCAGTTACTACTGGTATCAATGCAGGACCAGGTGCTGGTAGCGAAGTTATGTATGCAAATGACCAGACTCTTGCAACTGAGGACCGTAAGCGCATGCTTACAGCATTACCAACGCTTTCACTTCTTGCAGAATCTCCTTCCGCTTCTAACGCCTTCCGCACTTATGTTCGTTATTTGCGGAGCGTTCTTTAATGACATTT